ATGTTGTTCTGTGGTTTAGAAACTTGTGTACCAGGAGCAAGATAATTTACCGCAAATCTGCCTTTTCTATATTGTCCGGATTCTATCTCTCCTGATATGTTAGTTTCTGTAAACACAGAATCTTCCATAGCTATTGCTGACATGATGTTAATCTTTGCCATCATAGCCATCAAACCTATAACATGGTCGTACTGTCCTTTGAGTTGGTCAAATGACATCTTCTTAACAAATACAAATGGTGGTGTAGACAATACGTTAGGTATGAAATCTATTATCATTGCTTTCTCAGGGAAAACTACATATGTCCCACCTTGGTCATAGTATTCAATTATCTTTACACCTTGGCTAGTATTATCTTCCCAGTCAGAAGTAGTTTTAGTATCAAATGTTCCAAAAGGATAAGCTGGTGCTGTTGCTCCTTTATTTGTTTCATCTTCATCTTTATTTAAAATCTGTTCTGCAAACTCTGGATAAATCTGTGCAAGTTTATATCTAGGTATTCTTCTAACAACAGCCATTTCTCTTGGTTGTTGGTCAGGTCCAAAGTTTCCTGGGAATGTATCATAAGGGTCTCTTAGTTCAGCAGAAGGATAAGCAAATCCATTTTTATCTATTTTTGTTGTTATAACCCAAGCAACATAACCATAACCAGGTAACCATCTAGCAGCTTGTGCTAATTGTAAATTTAAATTTTGTTTCTCATCATAGTTAGTAACAATACGTTCTAACTTATCAGCCATCATCTTTGACCTAGTTGAATCATTTTCATTAGGTACATCAACTCTTACTTGAGGTATACCTGAAATCTTTTGAGCTAATCTATCTATTCCTGATTGAAGCATGTTAGGAGCTGGTAATAAATCAGCATCTGTTGTTTCCATTGTATTACCAAGTAAAGCTTTAATACCATCAGGTCCACCATTTAAAATAGCTTTAATTCTAGCTTTTGATATTTGTCTTTCTTGAACACCCTTGCCGCTAGTTAGCATTCCTGCTGCTCTAACTATCTCTTGATAGTTTTTTATATCTAAACTTTCTATCCCCATGTTGGTTTATCCATATCCGTTAACTTATAATCTCCATAACTTGGATTGTAGTCCAATCCCATATCAGCAGTATGCTCTTTTTGCATACGTCTAAATACTTTCATCGGAAACCACCCTGCCATTACTATGTCAGTTTTCTCTTTATTCCTTTTAGAGACTGGTTTCCCATCAAAGTATAACAGCTGTTGTCTATATTTCTGTACCTTTGCATTAGATTCTCCATCACCAGTAGGTAGATGAACTTTCTTATTTTCAAATAAATCTGCCATAGCTCCTACACCATATAGTGGGTCATGTTTATTTTTTCCAGTTAGGTGTCCTTGAATTTGAATACCACTACGTAATGTAAATTCTTTTATTGCTGCATCTTGTCTAATAGCAGTTTGAAAACCATTTTCTTCTATTATCCAATGTCTACAATCGTACTTATGTACCCAATCAGACATTTGGTCTAAAGCTGCTCTCACTCCCCCACCACGTCTATTCTCTAAATCTACTAAGTAAAGTTCAGCTCTATATACATCTATTCCCCATAATACAGATGCCTGGTATCCAGAAGATGCTGGGTCTAATCCAGCAACTAGATATAGATTCTTATAAACCTGTCCCATTACTAAGTCAGGTCGTGTACATTGGTCAATCATGTTCATAGTAAAGATTTGTGTACCTTCTACATATGCCTGGTTGTAATAAACCATTTCGAAAGTTTGTCTACCTCCTGTAGACTCTGCAGAATTTAATCTAGATTGTAACCATTTAAAACTTCTCTTAGTAGGCCATAACATACAACTAAGATGTTCTTCAACAATATGCTCTGGTATTTCACATTCCATTTTGTGTGCTGTTTCAACTATTGTTGTAAAGTTATCTGATTCTAAAAGATGATTATATAAATCATCAGGATGTTGTCTTGAACCTATAACAACTACAGCAGTATGTTCCTCTTTTCTTGAAGATAGAGTTGTTGTCCACCATTGTCTTGTAGATTCTCTTGCACCAGGTTGCTGTGTAGTTTGATGGTCCTCAATGTCATCTGCAATTATTAAATCACAGTCTCTTGATAATATCTTTCCACCTTTACCTACAGCTACCATAGTTGGAGATTTAATTCCTGCTACTGTTCTTGTACCTACAGTAAATTGATTCTGACTCCAATTCTTTCCAGAACGGTTATCTGGCTTAAAATTTGTTCCTGGGGGACAATATGCATCTCTTAGCTCTTCGTTCGTGTCAAGCACGTCTAGGACCGCACTAAGGGCATTCTTAGCTATATCTTCGTTTCCACCTACCCACATGATACGTATGTTCGGATTCTTACATATCTGATAAACAGCGAAGTGAATTAATAGTTCTGTCTTTCCGTGTCTAGGGGGACTTAATATTAATAACTCTTTACCGTGTTTAATTGAATCAATGATGTTATTAATCCATCCTATATGAAAATCAGCAGTTTCATACTCTTTACCCAGCTCCGTCCTAAAGTACTTCTTGCGAAAGCTAGAAAAATTTCTAAGGTTATTTTCAGCTTCTTTGGATAACTCCCAATCTTCTGCTAAAACTTCGTTCTTACTATCTATCTTGAAGGCAGCGAGCATACGAGATACGGTAGCTGGAGTGCAACCAAGGAGTGAAGCTGCTTTGGTTACTGTCATGTCGCCGTTCGCTACCTCTTCTGCTATTCCTTCACTTACAAAAGATGTATAGTATTGTCCCCTACGTACACTTGCGTAGTCCCCACCATCACTCTTGTATTCTTTATTGATAGGTTTCTCTTCTACTTTAGAGTTATGGCGTTTGGCTGCTGCCCAGACTCTTTTATTACACTGGGTTGAACAAAACTTCCTTTGTTTACCTGTTAGACGCTTTTTACAGCTAGGTGCGTGACATATCACATTTGTCATTAAAATCTATCTTCCTGTAGATTGTTGCTTAGATAGAATTATATGTTATAGTTCAATTAAATACAAACACTGAAATCAAGTATTTTGTTACAGGTGAAGGTGCGACCGGGACGCAGAAAGCTTAGAATCGGACAGACGATAAAGTAGAAACACAAACTAAGTACCCAAGGACAGTTAAAAAGATTTCATTCAGGCACACAGCACACAATGCCCGCTCCTGCCTGAAACCCCTGTCTGTACTTACTTTCTTAGTATGTAGGAAAGATTACCAACATATTCTTTTAGACATACGTACTATATGAGAGGACGTCAGATTAACATATGTAGGTCATACATTACTGTATATACAGTATTCCTTTACAGTACTATATATCCCTATGTAGAAACAATAAAGTATGTCTGTAATTCTTACGAATACAGACAAATACTTTATATGTTTCTTTAAATAGAGGGATATATAGATTAATACTGTTCCTATGTATGGATATGTATTCTAATACTTATGTATAGAATACAATATCCAAACAGGAACATGAAAGGAATAACTATGGAATGTTTATGGTGTAATAACATAAAGGAATACGAAAGTATGCCTTTATGTATGGAGTGCGAAAGCACTCAATTCTAAGGCTAGTACTTAGCCTAAATACTTCTGTAATTCTTATGAATACAGAAGTATTTATAACTAAGTATCCAATGTAATGAAAGGAGACTATATGTCGTACTATTGGAATAAAACTAAGGTATGCCGATATTGTAATTACAATGTCGTGCATAAAGGCGAGACTTATTGGAAAGCTTCTTCGAAGCTTGACTCGCAAGGCGAGCCTGTAAGGTATCCGCTTAACTTACACTACACTTGTGGAGTGGAACTCTACAACAAAGGTGAGAACCTTTGGGAGTGGAGTAAGAAAGATACCAAAAAGTCTATTAAACAATTATTATTGTTTAGATAATCTTAAATAAATAAATACTCTCTAAGTCGTATGACTAGAGAGTATTATTTATTATCTATTAATTAATTAACTGAAAGGAGTTAGTTATGTTAAGTATTGTTGACGAAATCGCTAATGGCGATATCGTAGATAAAGCTGTTGAGGTTGGTAGTACAACCGAAACAGTATCACAAACCGAATTTTGTGAAACGTGTAATACGTATCACGATAATTCGTGGTGGTATCTTTATCAATAATTATATCTATCTCAGAACGTTTGAACCAAGTGAACAAACGTTCAGAGATATATATATAAATATATATCGTTTGATATAAGCAAATATAGAAAGGATAATTATGTCAAAACCAATGAACCCTGTAGTGTGCGGTGCAACAGGTAAAACTCTCACCGAATGGCGTGAACGAACTTTCGTTCAACGCTACATTAAGGGAGAGTTAGTAACAATCCCATTGTACCTAGATATCGACCATATCATAGGGCTACATAAGCAGAGTGAAACTTACTTAAGTAAGAAAGCTGCTGCTGCAGATGAGCAATCATCTGAAACTTCTGAAGTATCTGAGGATACTGAGGAAGTTATGGCTGAAGAGCCAGCTTACTAAAGTAAGTTCTCAGTACCTATCTGAAAAGGTAGGTACTATAGAATTTATAAAATACATATCTTGTAGCACATGATATGAAACCTAAGCGTAATTGTAATAAGAAATTATTACTCTTGTAGGTTGGAATCCTACCTTATTGTGTGTTACAAGATATGTATAGAAAGGGAATAACAAATGAATAATATTATATACACAACAACAACTAAAGAGCCATACCCAAGTGAAACTTGTGGTGCTAATGGCGAGTGGTGTGGTTGTGGTATGTCTGATGAATATTATGAGAGGAAAATATGAGACCAAGAACATTTTATATTGTAATAATATTGATTACAATAGAACTAATAACGAAGCTTTAATCGACACCGATGAAGGGTGTACGCAACCACATAGTCAAGCTATTAATCTAGATAGACTATGAACTTATGAGTGGTGCATGATTTGCACATGTGACGTTCATAAGCTAGGCACCTTAGGGCAACGCGATGCAGAGCATGTGTAGGAGCGAGAGCGACCGATAGTGTGCGTGAGCCCACGAGATTTTATGAAAGTCTATCTTATCTAATTCACAGTAGGTTTGATAGCGATAGGTCCCGAGAGGGATAGTCTGCACAGGAAACTGTGTTAATAGTGCAGACAAAACTATATCGTTAGTAGTACGCTACGCTACTAGCATAGGTGCCTATGTATGAAAGTTTATAGTCGAATGACTATAATA